GGATTAGCCGAGTCTTTGTAGTTAAATGTCCCAGGAATACGCAGGATTCTAGCGGAATCCGCAGTAACGGATGGGTCAGCATCGAGCTTGTGGCGCTCACAGAGGAGCTTTAATCCTTCGGCTAAGGGCTTCCATTCATCACGAGCCATAGGCTCTTCTAGTACCCAGTAAGCGTGCACACCACGACCTGAATTAACCACCATAGGTTTAGGTAGTTTGGCATCTTTAATGAACTGCTTAAGTGCAGTCATTCCTTCGGCTTGGTCAGCATAGGGTTTACCCACACCACAATCAATGTCGATAAAGAAAGACTTGAACCACTCAGCGTTCTTGGATGTTCTACCCTCTTTGGGGTCGGCAAAGGAAGCTAGTGCAAAGTAGGCATTGTATTCATCTTGTACTAATTTACTTGCAAGTTGTTCTACTTCTTCAATAGAGCCAACGAATTTTTGTCTTGGGCTTCCATTTTCGCTCAGTCCTACCACGCAATACGACCCGTTTGGGGGAAGCACTGCCGATAGAAATTCATTTGTTATTAACATATCCGCCTTAAGCCGTCTGTAAAAAAGGATGGGCAGGAGTGTGACGGCGGTAACACTCTCTTCGGTAGCTAACCTAGCCCCCCGGTACTACTAGATCAATTTATCAACAAGTTTTTGCATCTTATCCCGATGTTTCTCCGGGGCATTAGTTTTACCACGAAACCAAGAATATACAGTCATTCGGGATACAGAAAAGAATTCTGCCACATCAGTAACAGGAATATCCTTATCAATGCACACTCTTCCTAGCTGTACCCCTATCTTGGTTTTGTCGGCTTCCCTAACGTCTTTTATGAAAACGCTTGAATAGCCTTGTGCCATGACTGCTCCTTAAGCCTCGTCATCCCAGTCAGATAGAATCTTGCCTAAATCTTTCTTAGGTGCTGGCTCTTCTTTCTTAGATGCACGTTTAGTTGGCTCTGCTGGCTCTTCCTCAGCAACGGCAGGAGCTTTTTCAGCAACGGCAGGAGCTTCAAGTTTAGGAGCATCAGTTTTCTCAGCGGCTACGGTCATAGTAATTGCCTTGATAGCTTCAGGACTCTTACCTTGTTCAATCGCAGTACCAATCTCATTAGACTCCAAGAAACGGATAGGCTTGAATGTAATCTTAGGTGTAGAGCTAGCAGTATCAAAACGCATCTCAGTAACTACTGCAGTGATAGGACAACCTTTAGCACCAATCATCTTAGCGTACATCTGCAAAGGCCATTTACCTGATTCACCTTCACCGAAGATTGATGTAGACGGGAGCACTAATTGGAATACATCGCCACCAATATCGTTATCCAAGACTACTGCAATACGTTGGCTGAATCGGCAAGCACGACCATCGCCTTGACCTGAACCTTTTACGTTCTGTGGGCAAGTAGCACAAGACTTAGATTGCGGATGCTTTGCACTAGCGTCAGGGTAGTCACCATTTGGAGACCAGCAATCAGGTGTAGATGTAACACCCTTCTTATAAACACCTTCATAGTATGTACGAGACACTTTAGAAGATGCGGCAACAATAACAACATTTAAGTTACGTTCTTCTTTCTGTGCAATCTCTTTGCCATTTACTAGCAAGCGCCATACACCACCCTCGATAGAAATACGTTTAGAACCACCACCACCACTACCCATCAGGGCTTTAGTAGTATCATCCAACTCCATTGATTTGAGGTGGGCTGGTAAACCAATATCTAACATAGCTAAATCATTACTCATTTTCTTCTCCATTATTTACGACGAATAACAGCCGTGTAGCGACTATCTACTTGTAATCCCGGCGGTATTGCATCCGGGTTCTCTTCAATGAACGTCGCCATATTAGATTGCGCTACACGCTTCTCTAATAGCTCTATGGCATTGTGCTCCTTGACGAAATCATAAAACGAACTCCAATCGCTCGTCCAAAATCTTTTCTTAACTGATCTAGTAACTGTACCAAATTCAGTACGCAAACCATCTGCACCTGTTTCTTTGCAGATGTTTAATAGCTCAGCTTCAATTATGTTTTGTTGTTCTTCTAATGCGCTATCTTCTTTGGATAGCTCCGCTCTTTTATCTCTAATCTTTAAGTAAATCTTTACCAGCTTATTTGCTGTTGCTTCACTCATATTCTTCTCCTTGTTTATATCTATAATTTAGTACCATACTTGTACAATGTCAAGGGGTTTCATCCAAAATATTTTTATATAGGTCGATCATTTTAGTATGAATATCAACTTTACCCTGCAACATCTTGTACATTCTTTTTTCTACTGGTGAACCCTCTAGATGCACGACTGTACAGGGGTTGTGTTGCCCTGCTCGGTGTACCCTAGCATTAGCCTGAAGATATGTTTCAACTGACGTAATAGGGGAAAACCATACTACAACATTCGCCGCAGTTAGAGTAACACCATGCGATGCCGCCTGTGGCTGAATAACTAAAACCTTTGGTGAGTCTGATGTTTGGAAGCGGTTAAATATGTCTGTGCGATTGCTAACCGATACTGCACCGTTAATAATTTCTGCATCATATCCACACTTATTTAATTCTTCTGTGATGATGTGTATAGCATGGGTATATGGTACAAATACTAAGACTTTATGTGAGGCTTCATCAATAACTTCTTTAAGGGCAGAGATGCGGTTACTTGCATCAAACTCAACTACCTCTCCACTATCCGAATAGACTGCACCACATGACAACTGCAAGAGTTTGTTTAAGTTAGCCGCCGCATTTACGGTTGTGATTTCTTCTCCTGCAGCATGAGCTAGCATATTCTTACGGATGATTTCGTAGTATTTAGTTTGTTGTGCGGTAAGTGGTACATCCCTAGTAGAGTAAGTCATGTCAGGTAAGTCTAAGCAGTCTTCTTTACTGAAACGTATTGCAGGTTGTAGCACATCGAATACTGTCTGCTCGGATGACTTCTTTGGAACCCACTTAAACTGCGTAATCTTTTGCATCACTTGGTCACGGAATGAACCATAAAATCTAGGCACTCCTGACGGGTTAACTAGCTTAGCCAAACCATACGCATCGGTAGGAGATTGAGAAGCTGGTGTACCTGTAAGCATCCATAACCATGAAGTCGGTTTAATAATTGAGTTAAGTAACTTCCAACGGGTAGTAGATACAGTCTTATATGCGTTTGCTTCGTCTACTACAATTAGGTCAAAATCACCGTTAATTACGGCATCTTTAATAATCCCTAGCCCGTCAAAGTTACAGATAACAAACTCGGATTCTGCGTTTACGGCATCAATACGCTTTTCCCTTGAGTAGCTGTGGGCTATCGTACAAGTCCTGTGCATGGCAAATCTAAACAAATCGTTCTGCCAAGCGGATTGCATAATGGACAATGGGCACAATACTAAAACACGTTTTATAATACCCAGCTTGAGTAAGTAGTCAGCCGCCCAAATTACTGAGCCTGTTTTCCCTGTACCTTGCTCATTGAAACAGAACGCTCGGCGGTGCAGAGTTAGGAATTCAGCAGTAGTACGCTGGTGGTCAAACGGTTTATAAAGTCCAGGCCAATCATATTGCAAACGAATTGGTGATGGTACGTCTTTAATCTTTAAGTTCTTAAGTACCTGAGCTTCTTCCAGCCCCCACTTAACTAGCACCTCACCTGTATCGAGAATCTTGCTCTTTGGGATAACCGTAGTGATACGTCCCGGGTCACGCACTTTCAATAGAAGTGCTTTGTTGTCAATGATTTCCAATGTTCTTCTCCAATAGGAATACAACCAAAACCGTAGTTTTGATTTGAATTTATTACACCTTACGGGTGTTATTCGGTTGCCTCTTTACCCAAGGAAAAAGATGTACCTCACGGAAAGCAAGCCATCTAGTCAGTAACGACAACAGGTGCGGTTTGTTTGGGACAATGAATTAACCCTGCTAGCACCACTCACACCTGACGCACTAGCACGTACGACTAAACTTATTTCTTTTTACGCTCTTTGGTACTTACTTCAGATACTAAGTTACCTTTTGAATCTCGTTTAAAACTTCTATTCTTAGCGGCGGATTGAATCATAACACCATTCTTGTTTGAACCACCCTTATCTAAGGCTTTCTTGTGGGCTACATCTTTACCCTCACGCTTATCTGCCTTACCATTACCGTTCTTGTCTGCACCTGTTTTATCAATAGCACGTCGGGCACGTTGTCTTTCCATACGATTGTCGTGTTCGCCACGTTTCTTTTCCATCTCGTATTCGTGCTTGTAAGGTCTTGGTGATTTTGTGTAAGGCATATTAGTGGTTCTTTCCATTATGTTCGCAGTCGGTTATTGAACACCATGCTCGGCATGAAAAGTTAGGCTTCTTATTCCAAACATCATTTTGGATAGCCGACTCCAGCCGTTGGGTATCTTCCAACCACTTAGTCCAATAAACCCCTTCATTATCCTGCACATAGTTAGCTTTAATCAAGTCCTTTACGACCACGAATAGTAAGCCACCCTTGACCCTTTTGATCTCAGGGAAGTGCTTAAACAGGGCTAGGGATAGGAGTTCTAACTGTTGGGTATCCGCATACTTGCTAGACTTGCCGGTCTTGTAGTCAATCACATAGGCACTATCGCCCTTGAGGATGATTAAGTCTGCTACCCCTCGCCACCAAACATCCTTATCAAAGAACCCACATGGCTCTAGATTGGCTGTCAGCCCTAGTCGGTACTCACATAGCTTCTCCCCTTCTATCTTATTAAGGCTATCTAACTGCTCCTTAATATACATATACTTCTCAGGGATTGGAGTTCCCTTACCGATGTAATCTTCTGCGGCTTTATGCACTTCCAGTCCGTAGTTCAAATGCTCGGTAGGGGGTTCTACAATATCTTTTACAACACGTAGCCTGTAATACTTATGTGGGCATTGTTTAAAAAGACTCAGCGATGAGTACGACCAAGTGTATTTAGGCACTGAGTTCCCCTGTAATATGGGTAAGTAATCGAACGTCTACAAAGGCATTCATCATGTGCTCATGCCCCTCTTTAAAATGCCTACCATTCATAGCAATCTCAAACTGCTTAAGGTGCTCTCTAGTGCGTATCAATAGGTCTGCGTAATCAAATACTTCTGCTTTAACAATCGCCATAACTTTTTCCTAGTCCTGATTCACAACTTAGTGGAAGAGTCTTTGCCCATTCGGGTCTCCAACTCATACATTCTTCAATAAAGGCTTGAGCCTCTTTAGCTTCGCTTACGGGTACGATACAAGCTACCGCATCATGTACGGTTAATACAGACTTGTAACGCTTATTCATCTTGAGCATCTGCTCGGCAATAACACAACGGGCTAAAGCCTGACATAAGTTCTCAACTACTTTACCACCATATATTTTAACAGAACCACGACGTGTTCTATATTCATACTGCTCATTACCTTCAGCGTCAGTTACCTTAGCTAAACTTTCATAGCGTTGCCATAGTCCACTAGGTAATAGAAAGCCTTTCTTAGAAGCATCAAAAGTTACTACACCTTCTCGCCCAAGATTAGCGGCATTACCTGAAACGATTGCATCTAAGCACCGTCCAGCAGATCTCCATAGCATCGGGATTTTTGCATAAGTCTTTCTGTAAACGTCGATAATATGTTGAGCTTCCCCCTCCGTAATTTCCATGCCGAAAGTCTTAAGCTGGATCCCGAATTTCTTAGCCCCCATGCCATAGCCAGCCCCAAGAATTGTCGTCTTTCCCACGAACCTTTCCTCAGCCGTGATTTCCGATACATCCTTTTCATAGATAGCCGACGCCATGATTTTGTATACATCCTCACCATTATCAAATGCCTCCACTAAGTCATCTTGTCCAGCCAACCAAGCCACAATACGTGCCTCAATCTGAGCCGAGTCGCAGTCAATCATTACATAGCCTTCAGGAGCACGAATAGCTTTCTTTAACTTGCCACCGTTCTGCCCACGACTAGGTAGGTTTTGTAGGTTAATCTTATCGTCGCCACCCCATCGCCCTGTATGAGCCGCATAGTATTTGATAGGGACAGGTAACTTTCCACGCTTAGCAATATCAATAAAGCGTTGTGTCCGCGTTTCCTCTAGCGTAGACTTGTTGCCCAACCGAGCCGCAACCAAAGCCTGAACCCGAACATCGGGGTGAGAGACCAGTTCTTTAAGCCCTTCATCAGTCTTAGCAAACGCAAACGTTTCCTTACCAGTAGTCAGACTAATCTTTGTAGGAGGAACAACCCCCAGGGAAGTAAGTAGTTCTGCAAACTTGTTGTTAGACATTAGCGTATCTTTGTCAGCCATACACGCTTCCATCAGACGTTCTTTCTTTACCTTAATATCTTCTAGGTGTTGCTCCAGTAGGGGCAGGTTTAGCACCAAGCTAGGTTCAGTAAACATCTTTAGGGTTACATCAATGACCTTGAGTTCTTGCTTAGGAAAGCCATCCTCCATAAAGATATTAAATAACTTCCATGTTAAGTCCACGTCGTTCTTGCAGTATTCCCCATAGCGATGCAGTTCATCAGGAAGAAAATCTATTCGCCGTTGACCCAACGCTTGCAAGACCTCCGTGCCCTTCTCACCGATGTTGTAACGTTCTGCCAGCACTTTGAGACTACCGCCCGCCTCCACTCCGTGAATCGCACGTGCCATACACAAAGTGTCCAACCAGCCTTTAGGGTGAATCCCGTAAAGCCACGACAATATGGCCCCATCAAACTGGGTGTTGTGTGCAAGGACGAGGGAGTTCGCCCAGTCGTAGGCTTGTAGCGCCTCTTTAATCTCTTTAAATGTTCCTGTAATCCATGTTGTTTCATTATCATTTTCCTTAACGGCTAAGCCTATTGTTTCAAAACGGTCATCACGCACATACTCCTCGGTAGTCATCTTGGATAAGCTAAATACCTTGTCGTAGTATGTTTCAAAGTCGATTGTTATTATGTTCATTATGGGGTGTATAGCTTTCCGAATTTAGTTATTGGTTTTCTGCTTACTTCTACTTTGTTACTACTCGGTAGTAATTGACTAGGTTGTCGTTGCTCTTTTAAATCTAGCAACTGCTGTAAGTTTGTTCGTTCATGGGGATTAAGTAATTCTTGCATAACTAATTCTGTAAACCTTTCCCGTTCAATATCTCTTACCCCTTCATCAAGAGAATCTATTTCTTCTTTTGTTAAAGCGTGCCTAAAAGTATTTAACAACTTACTCCACTTACCAGCGCCTTCGTTTGGGTTATAAGCAAACTCCTCGGGGTGCGTCTTCATTCTAGCCAACAATATCTTTACCCCATCGTTCATCATGCACCTCCAAGATACTTATTCATAGCGTCAAACTTACAGCCCTTAACTACAAACTTAACTCGTGCATCTTCTTTGCTAGCCTTTAGGCGAACCATCTGCAACTTAACCAAGTCCTTAGTCAGTCGGTAGTGGATATTGGCAGGGGATGCAAAGGCTTTACCAAACTTTAATGTCAGGTCAGTAACC